TGCCTGACTAGCGGGTTGGTCAATTCGCCGATTTGCTCCATTCTCGAATTGAGGGCTTTTAGCTCGTCTTTTGGCGAAACGGAACCGGCGTTGCCTGATTCACTCCTGGCAGCGGTAAACGCCTTTCCAACCGCACCCCCGAAATCCTTGTATCCCGAAAACTGAGCCCGCTGATCCTCGCTTAGCGTGTGCCAAGCGTCCTGAGACTGCTGTTCTGCCTGGGCGCCGGTCTGAACGTGGCCCATAGACTTGACGCGGCCAAGCCCCTTGGCAATCGCGGATTCGCGGTGCTTGGCGGCGTCTTCCGGGGTATAGGTCTTGGGGGAGAAATCGTCGGGTTCGGTGGCTTTGTCGCTGCCCGCCAGAACTTTCTTTTTCATGTGATCGCCGACCTTGGGGTCAATAACGCCAGACGCTATCCCGTGATCAATAATTTCGGCGATCCTTTCCGGTTCAACTCCGTTTTGCATCGCCTTTTCCCAATCGTGGCGAGACAAGTCCCCGGCGGTCGTGTTTTCTCTTGGACTTCCGGTAAACGCCTTTCGCCAAACGCCGATTTTGTGCTTTCGTGCTTCCTCCTTTTGCTCGTCAATCATTTGCTGATTAAACTCGCTGAGCATTTTTGAGGAAGCGACTTTTTCGTCAGCTTCTTGGATCGTTTTCGGCTTTTCTCTTGCCGGCTTAGCCTTCTCGTCCCCGCTTTTCTTCCCAATCTCCCCGATCTTCATTCCATCGAATTTCCCGCCCATCCCCGCTTTAATCGTCCCGTCTTTCTTGTCGATCATCACGGGTACGCCCTTCGTGCCCGCGCCGTTTGGGTGAACGGTGATCCAATCGAACATTTGCTGACCAGGGGAGGATTTCAGCTTGCGTGCGGCGTACTGCTCGACGGATAGACCGAAAAGTTCCGCCATAAATCGATCGACCAAGGAATCGGCGGCGGAATACTGGGAGGATTTCGGCTTTTCAATCGTAACCATTTTGGTATTTACTCCCGTTTTCCTGAATGCGTCGCTTCCCGAAAATGACCCTTCCGGAAGCGGTTCAACCTCTCCCCCAAGGCTTTCGACCCAATCGTCAAACTCTTTCCGCTTATCGGTCCCGCCGTGGGCCATGATCGCCACCAGCCTACCGCCCGGCTTTAGTTGCTGATATGCGTGCCGAACGTGTTTCATATCGGCCCCGCCTTCAAACGGGGGATTCATCAAAATCCTATCATACTGGCCTCTGTGCTCCATGAAGTCAGAAAACTCAACATCGTGGCCTTTGGCTCCCAAAACATCCCCAAACGTCCTGTTGAGTTCCAATGCTTTGACCTTGGCTTCCGGCTGGCTCCGCTTGATTTGATCGACGATATCGCCTTTCCCGGCAGACGGCTCTAAAACCTCATGTCCGGGTTCTAGCTCGGCCTTGGCCATCATCCTGTCGATTACGCTTGGCGGCGTCGGGAAGAATCCCTCAATTTTCTTTCCGATCAAATCCCGTTCGGCCTTAACGACCGGGTCCGCGCCGGCCTTTGCCGACTTGAGCGGAATGTATTCTCGAAGTGCTTGCCGTAATTCGTGCTCGTTATGAATTCCCGCGGCCTTGAGTCGCCTCATTGCCGAAGACGTGCTCTCCATTTTTTGGATTAGCGACTTAACTTCGTAGCTACTGCGATCGATTGCGCCGCTTTGCCTGATTTTGTCGTAAGCGGCCTTAAATGCGTTCCAAGAGTTGTTCCCGAATTTAACAACATCGTTCGGGTCACTCGATCGATTCGCCATCGATTCCAGGACTTGCCGTTCGTAACTTACGTTCCGCTTCCCTTTTAGCAGTCCGGCCACCTTTCGAAGCTCATTTGCCATCAGCGATGGATACGGATACTGGGCGTGGTCAGCGACCTTTTCCGTAATCGGCGGGGCCGTGTATAGGTTCTCTCGCTCGCTATGCGGCGCGTTGTCGTACTTGCCGTATTTCTTGTTCAGTTCATCCTTGAGCGATTCCGTCGCGGCCCGTCGAGCCACGGCGTTAAGTTCTTCCAGGTGTGTTGACTGCGTTACCCCGTCGAGGTACTTCAGTTTGCCAGATTTGAGCCCATCAGAAATTGCCCGCATTGTCTTAGCGTGTGCAATGTCGGCCATTGCTCGCCCTTCAATACTTGCGGCCATTCCGGCCCGCCGGGACGTATTGGTCAATCGATCGCGACCTAGCGTCTCGTTGGCTCGTTCTTCGAGCCTATCGGCGTGATCCTGAAGACGTTCCGCCGTCCCCATCTGGCGATCTTTTTTCATCGCTTCCAATTCATCGGATCGATCGACATTGCCGCTTTGGAGCGTTAAAAACTTGTCGCGGGCTTCCTCGGTCGGAAAGTGGAAGCCTCCCGGCGTGCCGCCGAATGCCTTGTAATACCAACCGCCAAGCCTTTTGGCGGCTGAGTTCATTTCGTTGTAACTGTCCGCATCCACCCTGGCGGTCGGTGAAGCGGTGAAAATATCGTGACCGCGTTTGCTGTGGAAATTCTTTGATAGTTCAAATCCGACCCCCTTGCCTTCACCCTTAAATTCCTGCACTTCGGCCTTTTGGGTTTCCTTAGACTTCCGCTGTTCTCGGGTGTAATCGGCGGCTAACTGGTCGTACTTCTGCCGCTGTTCAGGGGTTAAATCGAGATACTTCCTTTCCCCTAACACCTTCCGAAAGTCTTCAAGGGTTTTCGGGTCCAGTTTCGCGGATTCTTCGGCCGCCTTTTCCGCCTCTCGCTTCTGAATAGACTCTCTTTGGCTTTCGACGTGGGCGGCTAGGCTTTCCTCGGTTTGGCTGTCGATCAATGCGGAGATTCTGGCCAGCTTGACCGTATCAATACCGACCCCGCCGCCAACCTCATCGTGGCTGTAAACGTTGCTGATTCCTTTTCCGATATCGAATGCGTACCCCATCAATGCGGCGTAAATCGATTCGGCGTTCTTGTCTTTCTTCTGGTCTTTTGACCTCCAATCTCCAAGATTTGAGGCGATATTTTGAAGCTCTTTTGCGTTGTATCGCTTTTGCAAATCAGCAACAAACGCGCCGTGATTATCCGCGTACAACTTGTGGGCCGCTTTTAGTTCGGCTAGGGAAAGGCGGCCGGCGTCAATGTCTTTAGATAGCGCTAGCATGGCTTTGTAACCGCCGTGCTTTTCCGGATCAAAGCTTCCAAACCTGTTGGCGTCCGGCTGAACCGATTCGGGGGATTTCGCCGCCGGTTGTGGAGTCATCGGCGCTGCGGGTTGCTGAGCGACCGGCGCCGGCCTTTCGGCTTCACTTTGCTTTTCTGTCGTTGGCTTTGCCGGCCTTGCCATTCGGCTCGCTGGCTTCTTTGGTGCTTCTGGCGGCGTGACCGCTGCCGGCTTTTCGCTGTCGCCCGACCCTCCCCGGCCGATCTCCCCGATTTTCTGCCCGTTAAACTTGCCACCCATCCCGGCGGCGATCGTCCCGTCCTTTTTGCTGATCATCACCGGATGACCAACGGTTCCAGGTCCGTTCGGGTGAACGGTGATCCATTGAAATTCCATTTGGCCGGGAGACGACTTGAGCCGGCGCCGTTCGTACTGCTCAACGGTGATCCCAAGGGCTTCGGCCATGTAGCGATCGACCCAAGCGTCAACGGCCGAATACTTTCCGCCGACTTCTTTCATAAAATCGTAGATCGACTCATCGGCTTCCGATTTCAGGTCGGGCCGCAATCGTCCGATTTCGTCCGCCACAAATTGAGCGGTTTCGGGATTGGGGGTCGATTCGACTAATCGGGAAACGTCGGATTTTCGAAGCGATTCGATGGAATCGGCTGCGATCTTGACGTGGTTCTTGAAGTTAAAGCCCTTGGGGGGCTTGCGGGGCTGTGGCGAATTTTCTGGCGATTTCTCTGTATTTGCGGAAATGGGCTTGTAATCCGAATGGTATTTCATCAGCCACTCTTCAGCGCGATTTGACGCCTTTTCTGTAGAATCGCCTTTCTCCTTGTACCAATTTCGAAATTTTGCTAGCGACCAATCTTCGGCCGGGCTTTGCGTTCTCCTGTCCCCGACTGCATCCCTTCGAAGCGAAGAAAACAGCCCATTGATAGCATTTAGTCCTTCTTTTTTGATGTCTGCAATTTCAGAATATGTGAGAGACTTCCCCGCGTCGGTCTTTTCGTAGGCCTTGACAATCGCGTAAACACCACCAAAAGACGACCTTTTGTGCGTAGCCTCTTTACTTCCGGGCTCTCTCATCATTTCCAGCATTAAATGTTCAGCTTTTTTAGCCGACGATTTGTAGGGCGATATTGGATCCCTGCCGCTTGCAATTTCAACCGCTTCTCGCTGATGCAATTTGGAAAGCGATTCCAATTCTATGATTTCCTTCTCTAATCGCTCTTTCTTGTATTTCTCGTCTGCCGGCGTCTGGTCGAGCTTTTGCCGTGTCATTGCCAATTTGGCCATTGTGCCGGCCATTGTGCGAACCCTAGCCGCCGCCGGAGGCTCTAATCCCATTTTTTTAAGAGCGGTTTCCAGGCTGACTACGATGGTTTTCCCGCCTTCAGAAACCGCAAACTGATGGACGATGTTTCGGCTTGTTTCGGGGTTCTGTACTGCTTCTTCCCAATCGCTAACCTTGACTTCTTTTGACTCCCCCCGGCTGTCGGGCTCGCTCATGTCCCATTTCCATTTCCATTCGTAGGAATCAAGCGAAACACCGCTTGGACTTTTGATCGGCGATTCAAACTTCTGCACCCGACTACGGCGAGCGCCAGCGTTGACGGCTTCTTTGGAGGATTTAACGCTTTTCTCGCTTTCCGCCACACTTACCGCCCCGCCCGCCCCTGAGCCCTCCCTGGGTGCAAACTGCCCGCCCTCGCCCGTTCCGGCCGGGTGCCTGGGGTGCGACTCTTCATCCCATAGCGACTTTTGCCGGGCCGATGTCCTGAGCAGGTTCGACTCGGTGGCCGGATCGTCCCATAGGGATAGCTGGCCAGGGGAGTTGCGGGCTCGGCGTCGTTCGTACTGTTCGACCGAAACCCCTAGCAGGTCCGCCATGAATCGATCGGTAACGCGACCCAAAATTTGATCGTAAGCGCCCACGGCTGGCCTCTAAAAGCGTAAAGAAATCGGTTTTGAGTAGTGTACCGGCCGGGGACGATCGGCACAAATTAAGCAAATCGGGCCGAAAACCGTTCTTCCGGCCTGACCGGCTCGAATAGCTTCGGATTCGGCTTGAGCTTCGCGGCCAGAATCCGGGGGATCATGTTGTTGTGCAAAATGAACGGCCGAATATCGACCCCCTGCTGCCGTGCCTCTTGAATCATCGCCGTAAGCTTTCCAAGGTGATTCGCGACCTGTTTCGGGTCGACGCCCTGAACCGCCTGGGAAGTCTGCCGAACCCCCATTGCGACGAGTTTCGGATCGACGCCGCCGGATTCGACATAACCTCCCCACTGACGGGCCGCAGCTTTTCGGACCGAATCGGCGAGCGTATCGCCGGGGGACGGCTCAAATTCTTGGCCGGACTTGGCCGCCCGCAATCGTTGTTCGGATTGCCTTGATTCGTGGGCCAATTTCGCCCCGTGCATCGCTTGGGCGATCGGCTGGACAATCGCTTCAGCCTCGTTTGTCCAGGCGATCAGGGGCCGCCGGATCGCTTCGGGGAGGTTTGAGTAGTGGAGGGGGTGGGATTTGCTGCCAGGGGTGGGTTCTTTGACTTCGCCCGTAGACTGAACCGGTTTTTCCTTGGCCGTTTGGTCGCCCTGCTGCATCGGCAATCGTCCTTCCAGGTCGATCCCAGTACCACCCCCCGGGTGCTTCATCGTCTTTTTAGGTATCGCCGCCGGCCGATTTCCCGCCGGCCTCGGTGTCGATTTGATCGGGCTCGGCGGGCCGGTGATTTTCTTCCCGGTCCGGCCGATTTCTCCAGAATTCGTGAGGAAAAACTGCTGGCCGTTGTCGCCGGTGACGTATCGGCCGCGGTCGCCGAATTTCCCGGTCGTTTGGCCGTCGGCGGCGTATCGGCTGACTTGTTTATTGATTGGGGCGTTTTGCGTCCCCCGCTCTAGCCAATCCTTGAATTGGCCGATCGTCATCGTGGTCACTGGACCTAGCTTCCACCCTTTCGAGTAGCACGCTAGATAGGCTTTTTTAGCTTCGTCGGTAGTCTTAAATCCGATCAGGGCTTTGTGTTCGTCGAATTGCCCGTTCTGATTGACCTGATCGATCACTACAACGATTTCGCTGTCGGTGTCGGGTCCGATAAAAACGTCGAAGTGGTCGCCGTCGTGGCCTCTCGTTCCTTTGACGTACCCGTAATGTGCGGCAAGTTTTGGCCATCCGGGCTTGCGAGATTCACCCCTGGGAGTCTCAATCGTGATATCCAATCCGTGGATTCTGACGTGCCCCTTGGCGTAATTTCCGGCTTCCCGCTGCGCTTCGGTAGGTGTCTGGATTTTGCGTATCACTTCGGGCGACACACCCGCCGAAAATCGGTCGATAATCGCCCTGGCAGTAAAAGCCGCGGCAATGGCGTGGGCGTTAGATATCACGGCGAATAAACCTGAGAAAGTGAAGCGCTAGCCGCGTTTGGCGTGGTGATCCGAATTTTAGCGATCGTCCCGTTCTGCCGCGCGAAAGAAAGGTCGTATTCCTGCTCGCGGTACAACATTAACTGAGCTAATCCCGTCGAGTCGGTCACGTCCTCGATAACCGCATTGACCGCCATTGTCCCGGATGCTACCGACCATCCGGCCGGGAATCGGGCTGTCACTGTCACGGATTCGAACGGGCTGCCGGATTGCTTTGCGACGTAAACTGAAAGCAGACATTGAGACGGCGACGGCGGGGTCGGTGCGGGGATCGCGACTAAGGTTTTTGTGACCGTCGCGTCAGCGGCGACTACCAGGGAAGAATCTGCGACGGGCTGGTATCCCGGCGGGGGTGTCGTTCGAAGCGTATAGGTATCGGCGTCGAGATTGATCACCGCGACACCCGACGAATTCGAATAAACGACGGTTGACGTTCCGGCGATCGAGAATTTCGTTGCGGGGACGGCGCCGGCGGTCGAAGTCGCTACCAGGGTGATTGCGTAATCGCCTTCGCCGCCGCCGCCGGAAGGGGCTTGAGATAGTGCCGTCGATTTCCACCGCCAGATGCTTGAGACGAATTCTAGCATCGTCGAGAGAGCGTAGACGACCAGCCCCATCGTGCCGGTAGCGGCTGAATACCCACCGACCAAGGCGGACCAGACACCAGACACGATTGCCGAAATAGCGTGAACGTGGCTGTTTGGATCAATTTGAATCTTGTCGCCTGCGGTCGGTGCCGATGTTAGCGGTTCTTCAATCGTGATCGTCGACGTGCCGTTGCCATTGTTTACGTAGGTTAAAATCGGGCTATTTTGGTTCGCAATCGTCGCATCTTCCGCAAAACTCAAAACAGAGTGCTTGAAAGCTCCTGTCGGGTAATCAACCCCGGAAACGCTGAATACAGTCGTCGTTGGAGTCGGGGACGCAAGAACGGTGCCTTCGACTAGCAGATTACTTTTTCGAATCGTGTCGAGATTTTTGCCGGTCGAATGTGCCGACAAGTGATCGCGGTTATCCTCGTCCCAGACCGCATCGGCAATTGACCCACGCTCGCCTGTCGTCAGCGAATAGCCCGCTTTGTCGCTGTTTGCCACAGTCGTTACGGCTGGGGCTCCGACCTGCTGGACGTCGGGGATAATCACGTGGCCCGCGAGCGACCCCTCGATCGTCAATCGTGGGTTGGCGGACGCGTATGCCGCATCGGGGATCGCGATCTCGTACGATCCATCACCGACATCGGTGTAGTTTGGCGTCGGCGCACCGGTGATCGTGATCGCGACTGCTGCCGATCCTTGTCGCTTGTAGTTGATCACCGCACCGTTGCTGTGGAGCGCCAAACCAGGGGCAGGAATACCGCCGTCATCAAAGATCCGGATCGTCGCTAAGTTTCCTGTCGAACCAACGGGTCGCAGACTCATATCAGCCTCCAATCACGGCAGCATGGCTCGCGGCAAAAATGGCCAGCGGGTTCGACGGAAACGCAAACAATGCGGGGACAGAGGCCGGTGTCAGCATTCCGCCGCGGCCGATCTGGTAGAGTTGCAGGATTTCACTAGAAGAAAGCGTTCGCGCCCAAAGGATTAAATCATCAAATCGACCAGCAACGTACTCATTGACTATTGAATTTGCACCATCCAATGCACTTCCAATTGTTAGGTCGTTAGTTGTATTTCCGACCTGCGTGTTGTAAGTGAATGCAGACCCTCTTGGGAGTCCATTAACAAAACACTGACTTCCGTTACTTACTCCAGCACGTATTTGAACAACTAAATGATTCCATAATGAATTTGCAACGTTAACTCCGCTGGAAGCGAACTGCGATGCCACCCAATTAAAAGTCCCAAAAACATTGTTGTTTAAGGTAATTGAAAAAGTTCTATCTCGGCTAAAAACCGTTCGAAACGACGCTCCAGCGCCTGAAGTTTTTATCCACGCTTGGATTGTTTTATCTCCGATTAATGCGTCAAATGATTGACTTTTTTGAATCAAAACGTAATCGTTCGTTCCGTCAAAATCCAAAGCGTATCGACCACCATCGACCACCCAGTCGGTAGCCGCGTCCATGTTGGTCAGCGTACCCCAGCTTGATGGGCCGCTAAGATCCGCCAATCGTGTACCAGTCGGCCCAAGGCAGGGAGCGTAGTAAGCCCGCACGCCGTCCCACAGCTCTGGGTACGCGCTCTGCCCATGCGTTCCAAAATGCTCCCAGCTTGGCAGGTCTACGATCACGCCCCGATCCTCCAGCGATGCGGGACGATCTCGATCCGAGTCAAATTACCGCTAGCCGGCGACCTGTTTCGAAACGCGACGGAGAAGTTGTTGATCAGCAGCGGGGCGAGATAACGAGCTGTCGGCTGAATCCACCAGGGCTGTTGATACAACCGTGTTTCCAGATCGTTCGTAGCGACTAGGCTAAATAACCGCCCGCCCAATTGTCGCAGGTTGGCATCGTTCGTTCCTCGCGTGTACGAGCCATCAGACCCGGTCAGCTTTGCCGGGAAACGCGTTCCGTCATGCGACCAACCGAGATACAGATCCGCAGTCCCTCCCGCCGTTGGTGCAGTGCCGGTCTCGACGAACAGGTGGATCGCGAGCCACGGCGGAATGTTTGCGCCGAGGTCAACAAACTCACCCTGTTGCGCAGCAGTGTTCGCCAGCGCGTTGACCGAAATGATCTTGGTCACACCGGTCCCGCCTGACGGTCCCCAGACGATCGGGGTTTGCGGCACTAGATCAGCAAATGACGTTGGCATCAGAGATGTCCTCCGGGTCGGCGCGGCATCATTGCGACCGACACCTCGTTCGCGGAAATTGTTTGTGGCGACCACGAAAGCAGTTCGATTTCGTTAATGTCCGCCTGAGAAATCAGCGAAGCAGATAAAAGTACTTGCATCATCAATTGGACTGATTCAAGGGTGAAATCGATCGAATCACCGGTGGCAACGTAATCAACGAGCGTTTTGCAAACGACCCGCACGGTATAATCTTTTGACGTATCCGAACACGTCAACGCAATCGCACCCCATTTCTGGTTGCGACTCGCGATTTTCATAATATCCCGCGTCGAGACGAAAACCCGAACCGGCGGAAGTATTGCCGCCATCCTTCCCGCGCATCCCTGATCGTCGCCGGCGATCGCGAGTCGCGACGCATTGGGATCGGCGTCGATTGCTTCTAGCAATTCTTCGGGGGTCATTCTTTTGGCTTCCCGGTTTTGTGTAAGCAATCAATTCGCAAATCCAGGCAATCGTTAATGATTCCCTGGTTTTTAACTGTCAATTCCAGTTCGTATAGTCTTTGCTCGACCCGCGAAAATCGACGCCCAAGATTGCACAGCAAGCAGAATAGGAAAATCGACAGGCCGATATACCAAATCGCCGTCAAGTCACCGTTAGTTGCGCGAGACAACTCTTCATAGAGTTCCGGGCTCGACGGATTCGGCTGCGACATCGGTTCCCCTCCACCATTGGACCATTCGAAGGATTAACGTGACCGGGTTTAAATCGTAGGTTGGCGCCGAAATCAACGGCTCAAAAACCCACCGATACAATAATTCGGAAAAAAGCGTCATTTTGTTTTTACCAAGCTTTCCAGGTGCTCAACTCGTTCCCGTAAATGTTGACGATCGGCGATGCATTCGCTGTTTGCGGTCAGTAATGATTCGAGTTTTACTTCGATTTTTCCCTTGTACTCTACAAGAGCCGCCCGCGCGTCTACCAGATCCGCCCGCGTCTCTTTTATCTGCGACTCCATCAAGCCGAAGTTGACGCGAAACAAAAAGCCGATGGCCCCGGTCAGTGTCGAAGCCCCGACGGCGATAGCCCACGGGATCCATTCGACGATCGATTGCCCTGGGTGTGGCGGCTGCAAATCGGTCATTTCGCGAGTCCTCTGCTCTGTAGTTCGCGGCCTAAAGACTGGGCGAAAGCTTCCGGGGAGGGGAAAACGGCGCCGGCCCCTCGCATCGCTGCAAAGGCGGCCTTTGGACTTCCGGGTGGGGCGGGCTCACCGTTGGCGGCCGATCCGGGAACCATTCCTGGCGGCATTCCGGGCTGTTGGGGCGGGTAAATCTTCGGATTGGCTAAAATTTCGTCGTCGGCGTCCGGCCGTGCCGACCCGATTATTTGGTAAAGTTCGTCCGACTTGATTTTGAGCCCCATTTCGTAGGCTTTTCCGATCGCTTCAAGTCGTTCGCGGACGTTATCGGATTCGGTGTCGATCACGAATTTGACGCCGATATGCGCCGACTTCGGAAAATTCCAAAGCTGCAGCGGCCGTAAAATATCGGTGGTGATCGCTTCCTGCAGTTTGACCGCATCGTAACTAAGGATATCGCCAAGCGTCGCTAAGTGTGCGTCGGCGACCCCTGAACCCATCCCGGTTGCGTCCGCTTCGCTGCTTAACGTCTGGCCAAGAATATACCGTTTGATCTTATGGCCAAAATACGTCCGGATTATCTCGATCGTCGTATTGACCCCGCCGAGCCCCGGTTCCACAAGTTGAGGCATGTACCGGTCAGAATCTTCGCCGGCGGGGATCGGTGCAAGAATCACTGTCCGCCCGCCACCCATCGCGGCGTAAGCGGCTTTTTCCGTCTCGATTTTCGCTTTTTGATTGCCGCTTTGATACGGCCAAATCTCAATCCCAAATGCGGCCCGGTCCAGGTACTCGATAACCCGCTGCAAGCACTCGATTTGAGCGTACCACGTCCAGTAAATCCGATCGCGGATCCCGACCCCGTGGATCCGTCCGGCCATGCGGGGCTGATCCCACGGACCGTCTTCGATCAGGTGCTTGTGGACCGCGACGGTGGCCCGTTCCCATCGGTTCAACCAGTAAACCAAACCGGATTCGGTTGCCTGAATCCGGGCCCGGCCTCTTTCGTCCCGATTGCTGGGGAGTTCTGGGCGGAATGCAGACGAAACCCGGATCCCGATTTGGTCGGGGTCGATATCGTGGGATCCGTCGTCGTACCGAAAAACAAGCTTATCCCCGTGCCTTGGCTCCCATCGGCGAATAACCGTTCGCCACTTGCCGCCGATATTTTTCGCTCCGTACTGGTTGGCAATCGCATAGCGGCCATACCAAATTGCTTCCTGCATTACCCGCCGATATTCGGTGAAATACGGCGTATTTTCCAAAATCGTCGTAAGCGCCGCGGCCAAGTCCTTTTGCTCTTGGCTCTTTTCGTCGTCGACCGCCAAGTGCCACGGGCAAAGGGCTACGGTTCGCTGCCGGCCCTCGACGCATTCCATAATCCCGCAATCGGCCCGCATCCTCTGAGCGTTCGCCCTGCTATCCTGCAGGGCTTCGTCCATGTTGAGGTAGCTTTTTGAGCTAACCCCGAACCGCCCCGATGCCGTGTGAATGTGCGGGACGACATCCATCCCGAAATTCGGCGGGGCGCCCGTTCCCCTGGCGGGGTCGCGCAAAGACGACTGAATGATCGACGCGGGAATCGTGCGGGGGTCGATTTCGGCCATTTTGCTACCAGGGTGGGTTACGCGGCGGGGTTGATCGTATCATAAACTGCGGCCGATTTCGACAGTTTACCGGCCCCGATTCGGCTCTCCGCGATCGGGCTCACCTCGGTTCGGTTGCGCGAAAAGTCTTTCAGGCAGGGTTGATCGGGTGTAGGATCGTCGAATCGCCCTGGCTCGCTCGCCAACCGGCGTAAATTCTGCCTGACGAAATGGCCCTTCCCCGCCCATTCTGGCGACGGTTCGCGTTTTAAATCCGGCGGCCGTCGCTTTCCTCGGGACGTAATCGCCGTGAGACTGGATGAGGCGGTAAGTGTGCTGATGACTCCAAACCGACCCACGGACGCGAAGATAATCCCAGACGGCCCCGCCGGCGGACTGTGCGGACGCTCTCGAAAAATCGTGGTATTTCCTGACGGGAACGTCGTAATAGGCATAGGTCTGCCCCGGACCGGATCGGCCGCCGCTGGAAGTCACTCCCAGGAAAGTGACGTACAAAATCCCGCGGGTTCTCGATTCCGGCTCGAAGAAATACCCGTAGACGTTGGTCGATCCGGGGGTCAGCCGCATCGCGTCCATCATTTCCGCGAATTGCTGCGGATCGTATGCGGCGCCCCTGCCGAATAATCCCCGCGGCTTTTCCGGCTCTGGGGGCGGAGGGGCTGCCGGTGATGGCGGCGCGGGTGGCGGCGGTCCCGGTGGTGGAGGGGCTGCCGTCGGCCTGCTTGGGTACGTTATCTGTGGCGGCGGTGATGGCCATTCCCGAATCTGTATCGGCGGGGCTCCCGGCCGCCAGTCCGGCGCCCGTTCCTCCCGTTGCTCCTGCTGCTGCCTTTGCCGAAAAACAAGTTCGGCCAGCCGCCGGGCAACTGCTCTTGCAAAATCCTGAGCGGCGACCGGTCGGAACGATCGGCGGCCGATTGTTTGCCGGACATACGGCCCGGTTTCGGTTTCCGGCGGCCGTCCGGTCACTGCTTGGCTGATTATCCCGCGGACGGTTTTTCCGGCCGATCTTGCAAGGTTGAACAATCGGCTCATCGGTATTGCCTGTCCCTTTTGTCACGGATCCGCTGAAGGGCGACCACGGCCCCAAATCGTTGCGAGTCGACCGTCTGCCGTGTCTTCGTCGCCGGCTCCCCCGCCGACATCATACCGCTTGCCAACTTATTGAACGCCCCGGCGGTTGCGTCTACTTGGTCATCGTGGGCGAATTCGGGAAACGCGGTTAGTTCGTCGATAAAGTCCGAATTCCACGCCCCCGACACAATCCGGATATTTCCGGCCTCTGCCTGAGCGGAAAGACCCATCGCCCGAACGATTTTCGCTTCCCCTGGCAGTTTCTCCCCGCCAACCATCCGGCGACTTGCACCGACCGAAACATTGTCAATAAATGCCGGAAAGCCCACCAGCATTTTGATAAACATCTGCGAAACTTCTTTCCCGCCCGATCCCCCTTCCTGCTCGCCGAATACCAGAACCTCGTTTTGGTATTTTCGTGCATCATCCCGTGCGGTCTGCAGAATGACCTGATTTCGGTCGTGATAACTCCATTGGCCACGCTGAACGTCCTCAATGTAGAAGATCCCGCGACTATCAACCGCCATCAGGACGCCTGCCGAATAATCGCCGTCCCCCTCGGTGGATGCTCGATCCCAGTACCGGACCCGTTGACAGTCCCTCGGAACGTGATCGACAAATTGAAACCACTCCCGGCGAAACATCAGCCCTTCGATATCGACAAATTCGCCTTCGAGTTCCTGGGCGGAGAGTCGAGAAGAGTATCGGCCGCGAATGTTGTCAAAGAATTCTTTCGGCAAAAACGGGTTGTCGATCGTCCTTGCCCGGATGAGACCGGTGTTATTTTTCGGCTTGTATGGCTTGCCGTTCGCCGTTACGCATCCCTCGAAATAATCTTCATTGTGCCCCAGTGGTTCAAAGCATTCGGTAAATGTCCAGTGTTTCGTCCCCCTGGGAGTAAACGTCAGCCACAACGGCCCCATTTTGCCCTTATATCTAAGGGTTGGGATAATCACGTCAAACGCGGCGCGGCTCGTCAAGCTGGCTTCGTCGATCCAGACCCCAGCTTTTGACGGCCCGGCCAGTTTGTCCGGCACCTCGGCGGACCGAAAAACAATCGACGCGACCCCGCGGTCGGAAGTTCGCCACCATATTCGCGGGTACGGTGACAAGATTTGGCGAATGTACACGTCCGTTTGCTTGGCTACTTCCTCAAACGTCGGAAAGGTTGTTTCCCGGACGACCCCAGCGTCGGGAGATAGAGCGGTAAACTGGTCGCCCGATTTCGCGTATTTTTGGACGGCGCGAGCCCCGATAACCGTTTTACCGACACCGCGGCCCCCGCAAAAAGCACGAATCCAGGTTTTCAGGTCGATAAAACCGGCTTGCTTGCGGTAGATCGGAAACGGCCTGACTTTCATTGCCCGCGGGCTCGTTTGTAATCTTCGAGCGAGATCGCCCGGAATTCCTCGGCCTCTTCTCTGGTCTCGATCAGCAAATCGACCACTTCCGGCGAGTCGGCGGCTTTCCCTTCGTCGACCTTTTCAAACGTCAGGCCAAGCAATTCGCACCGCTGCCGCACGGTATTGGTTATCGTGGCCAGAAATGCCGGCGATCCGGCTTGGTTGATTCTCTTTGTGCCGGTTTTGACCGTCGGCCCCTTCGGGCTGTCGGTTTCTTCGTCGACGACCTGAACCTCGTCCTTTAATGACCTGTCCCACCCCTCCCAAGCGGCCCGCTCTACGGCGTCAAGTTTCGCGCATTCCTTCGCGATCAAGTCGTTCCGGGCCTTTTTTGTCCTGGCCCGCCATCGCTTCCTTTCGCGGGAAATGATCTTTCGGATTTCTCCGCCGTCGATTCCTTCCCGCTGAGTGATTTCGTGGATCGGATACCCGCGGACGTACATGCCAACGATCCGGCCCGCCGTGGCGGTCGTAATGTCGGCCGATTGCGTCTTATCTACGGGCTTAATCACTTCACTTCACCGCCGGGGATTCCAGCATTTTTGCGACCTTGGCCCCGGTGAGTCCGGGGTACTCGTTTTTCAGCGCGGAGGCAATTTCGCCGGGCTTCATGCCGTCGACCGCACAAGCGGCCACCCGCTCGACCACGTTATCAATTTCGGCGTGCGGTCCCCGCTGACCGGCGGATTTTGCCCGTTGAAACTGCTCGTCCTCCTGCCGTCGCATTTCGGCCAAGCGATCGGCGGGGGAGGCTGCCAAGGAGGGTAACTGCCCGTCAATCGGCATTCCGAGGAAATCGGCCCGCTCCTTGACCTGCTCGACACTGACCCCTTTCATCCGTGCGATTTGAGCCGACGGAACCCGCTGCTCGATCAATGAATCGATCGACTCGGGGGCGATTTTCGCCGGCTTCGGCTTGCTTGGATTCGCGTACCGATTCCGCTTTGTACGCTCGGACCACTCTTTTTCGGTCTGCTCGACCTTCCGCCGATAGGCCGGTGAAGTCCAGGTTTTCCGGTCGTAATGGGTGCCCGGCTTTTCGTATTCTTCGCGCACCATTCGGACATCGGAAAATCCGTACTGTAGAGCGATTTGACGATCGGAAACGCCCTGAACCTCGATGAGCGTCTTGATCGATTCGGGATAGACAATCTTCAACGGCTTCACGTCGCCAATCGCCGACCATGCGTTCCAAAGCTGGTGACTTCCGGCAGGATCGGTATTCGAAGCGTCAATTTCGATTCCTTGGCTCCAATCTGCCAGGGTGTGTTCAAATCGGTCAATCGCCAGGACTAGCGGCTTGGCTTCTAGTTCGGCCTCTGCCGTGTCACATAGGTCGATCAAATCGGCCCACGCATTCGCGACGGCTTCGGAAATCGTTTTTCGCTCGGCCCCCCGCCAGTTCACAAGCGGCGCCGATTCCTCGGGCATTTCGTTCCATTGATCGATCACCGCTTGGGCTTTAGCGATTTGGTCGGTTAATTGTTGTCGGGTCAGCATCGAACCATTCCTGGCAGTTTGTCGGGGGATTTCAAAACAAAACCCCGCCGAATTTTAGCCGGCGGGGCGATCGATCGGCAAATCAAAGCCCAAAAAGCTTCAAAATCGCCGGGAGGTATTTCATCACAAGTTCAAAAAACGCGGCCCAATCGCGAGCCATAAGCGTACCGTCGGGGGCCTCTTCGAGTTCGCCGGAAGTCTCCATTTCATGAAGAACATTGTCAACGATATTTTCTTTCAACCGCGGCCGGCGGCCGTCACGGAAAATTCCTTCCAGCCGGCGGCGCTGCATCGGCCGAAGGTCGGGATTTTGGTCGATTGACTCAAGAATCGCCGCTTCAACCTCCTTTCGATTGACCGCTTGGGGCTGGCGAATCGCCATTATTGCCGGTTCTGAGAAAATAGGAGTATCCGGCGGCACGAATGCTTGCGGCTTCGGTGCCGGCCGCTTGGGCTTCGGCTTGGATTTTGTGACCATTTTTGCCTTAAAATTTGGGGGAACGGACAATCAAAAACTCTTCGCCCGTTCGCTTATCGACAATTCGAAAATCGGCAAACGGGTTCGAGGGGTCGGGAGTCGGCGGCGGGTCGACCGGATCCGGTTTCCCGCCGGGGACGCGAAGCATAATTTCGTCGGAGGGTCGCACCTTATTTTTTACGGTGTAACCCAACGCGATCGACTGCTTAAAATCGGCTTCGGCTTGCCACGCCTTCCGGGCTAGCGATTGCTGGTTGATTTCCGGCCGCATTAGAGCCCCGGCCGCCTGGACGTGAGGATGCCCCAATGCGTGTCCGATTTCGTGCGCCATCGTTGTAGCGCCGAACCATAGTTGCCACGTCCGATCAGAGTCGATCCGCTGTTGCTTCGGGCGGCTGCACGAATTATCGGCGAGGTAAGACCATGCCAAGGTCGAACCGCTGAGGGCTGCCGCATCGCACCAAATATGGGCGCCATCTTTTGCCCATCCGGGGTTCGGAGTAAGGCTGATATCGATCGAATGATTCCAGCAATTCATAGCCGCAATAAGCATCTGATCAACTTCGGCTTGGCTCAATCCCTTGAGAGCCTTGAAGACTCGACCGTATCGAAGTTTACCGCGGCACGACTGCGGCCAGTTCGCTTCGGCCGGCTGATCCGAAGCGTAGAGTCGAACACCCGCAGAATCGACCGGGAAATCCGGGAATCCGCATCGCGGTTCTTCGAGGATCGCGGAGAATTCCGGACTATCGCCTTCGTGGTCGACTTTCGACCGCATGAAAAGCTGATAGCTTTCGATCGCCGTTTTGACCGCTTGGTCGGTCAATTTCAGGAGCGGCAAGTCTTTTTCCGCTATCCCGGTCGGGGCTACCGGATTGTTGAAATGCCCCAAATCGAACAAGCGGCGGATAATTTCGGCGGATCGCATCATTTCTTCCCGATCAGTTCATTGACTTTGGCGGTAATCTCGACGGCTTTCTCAAGCGTCACTTTATCGGCCGATCGCTCGACCCCCTGAGCAATGGCGATCAAAAACGTCGACATTTTGGCGGCGTCCATCGGCCCGCCCGTCGCGATTCTTTCCGCGGCTTCCGATCCTACGCGGGTTCGGAAGGTCTCCCACCCTTTAACCAGCGACTCGGCGGCCAATTTCGTAACGTTCGCGGCATTATCCGGCTGCACTTCGCCGCGTTGAACCGCTTCGCCGACTTGCTGGTAAATCGTCGCGATGACCCCGGCCCCGGCTTTGTCGCTTTCTCCCTTCGCCCATTCATCGGCCTTGGCGCTCAAGGCTTCGTCGGGGCTCTTGGGCGGTTCCGGCGGCGTCGGTGGGTTTGGTGGGTTTGGTGGGTCTGGCGGCGTCGGTGGGGCTGCCGTCCGCAGGTCTGCAACGGATGACGCCCTAACAAGAATCGGCGTCCCGTCGCCGGCTTGCGTCAAAACGAAATAACCCGCGTCGGTGATAACCACGGCGGGCTCGGTGGAAAACGCGATCGCGGGGAATGCGATCGCGAACAAAATCAAGGCTCGTAACATTGCGCGTCCGTGGGCTAGCGTCGCGGTGGTGGTAATCAGCGTATCGACGTTCGGGTCGATCCAAGCAAGCCTAGCGGCCCGCGTCTACTGACTTGATCGATTCTTTGGCGGCCAGGGGTTTGGATCGCAAGAATTCGCTGTTGAACGGAATTCTGGGTAATGCAGGCACCGCCGGCGCATTCTGCCACCCCGCTTCTTATTCGCACTCGCTGGACCTGTGCGGGTTGGATTTTGACCGCCTGGATTCTCTGGATTCGCTGAATCTGCTGGACCTGAACCGGCTGAACCCTGACTGCCTGAACGGCCTGCAATTCATAAACCGGATCGGCTTGAACCAACTGAACAACCTGATCACCGTGCCCTCCGGCTTCGGAAATCGTCGGCAGTCCAATCGCAACAAAACAGACGGCCGCAATGGCCAGCAAACCGAAAAAGCGTCGTAGTTTTCCTAACATATCACCAATCTCCCAGGAACAGTAATTTAGCCACTTCACCGCGTTCCTGCTCGGTTAATGGCTCCAAATCCTTCGGCATTTCGCCGCTTAGGATCGATCGCATGACCTTCGATTTTTGCTCGGCGGTTAGTGGTGACGAACCATCAAGCACGATTCCGCCGGCCGAATTTTGGGCAGAATGGCATTTCGCGCACTTCTGAACCAAGACGGAATTCACCGGGGCCGATCTCGATTCGGCGATTGATTTTTCGGCTTCAAGAAACAAGCGAAATTTCTTCAATAGCTCGGCGTCTTCGTGGTCCGACGATTGTCCCATCCTGGCAGACTCGACAAGCACCTGAGCCCGATACGGCGCACCGACAAGGTAAAGCACCTGCGGGGCGGATTTCTGAACGACCGCATACTCCACCGATCGCTGGACCTGTTGCACTTGGTAGCAATCGGTCGCGGTTGCGGGGGCGGCTGCGAGCAGGACTGCCAGGAGGGTTACAAATCGGATCACGGCTGCGATCTCCAATCTTGGACCGATCGCACCGCTTGGGCATAAATCGATTCCCAGGACGTTCTGGGGATCGTGAATCCGTGGGCGAGGGCGATCAACCGGGGGTGGACGGGTATCCCGCTATTCTGAGCGTATCCGATCGCCTTTGTCAAATCGTCGGGGATCACTCCGACTTCACGGGCTGCGGTTTCGATCGTCAACGGCGAGTCGTAAAGCTTGACCGTCGAAACAAAATCGGCGACGGCTTCGCGGGGTGGCTTGCCCGTCACCGCTTCAACAATCGCCGCGAATTCCTTTCGGTTTTCGCGTAGTTCGTTTTCTAAGTCAGACAGGTGAAACGACTCGATTTTCCGCTGCGTGGTCTTGTCGCTGGCGTATAGCTCGGCCCCGGCCCCGATCAGTTCTCGGACCTCATTTGATTTCACGTCGATCAATCCCTCGGCGTGACAAGCGATACACGAAACACCGTTGCGAATTTCGTTTGCGTTGTGCCGAACTCGGGTGTAATCGCTGGCGACATCCGGCGGCGCCGCTTCCTGTCTTTGGCCGGCGGCGTTCGATAGCAAGTAAACCTGCAGAGCCCCGCGGGTGCCGGTCGCCGTGTGAATCTTCGGGATTCCGACAATCCATTCTTCGGCCTCATGCTGGAAGCTGCCATCGGGGCGAAGCGTCGGGTCGGTTCGATCGTTAATTGTCGACGAATCCCGCGTTCCGTAGGCGTAACCCTGGCGCATCCCGAAAGATTCGATCCACCGTTTCTTGGACAGGATCACCCCGGAATTCCCTTCAATCAGGCCGAACGATTGACCGGCCGATCGGGACACCCCGACCCGCGAAAGGAAATCATCCCTGGTAGCCGGCGGGGCGCCGAATAGCAAATCGTAATAGCTGGTCGACTCCTTCGCGTCGGTCGCGAACGTAATGAACCAATCGGCTCGGATCACCAGAGACGGGCGGCCTTTCGCAAAAACCGCGTAGGGGTTTCGGGCTGCGACGGTCGGGAATCGAGACTCCCAGCCAAATGCCGCGGTATCGATCCAGTAGAGTCCTTCGCCGGCCGGGTTTGGTCGCTGGTAGTCAACGATCGGCTCAAGTGATAACGAAGGCAGGATCAGACGAAGGGCTGCCAGGGTGGGTTCGTGTCGATCCGGCGGCAAATGGTTGACCGAAAAATAATAAGTCGTCGCCGGGTCCAGCCCGCTAGAATCGCGGTGAGCGGTCGCCGCGGCCCCGTCGAGGACTGGGAGCACGCCGGCGAGTAAAAAATAAATTGCGGTCAGCATCGGGGATCCGTGGGCTAGTCGGACGCCGAAATCGGCTCCCCTGACGTTATCCGCCGACCGGCTCCCCGTCAAGCTTCCGGCGGGTCCGCTCGATTCGAGCCATCACCAACCATTGCCTGAACGGCGTCCACTCCCTGACTGCAGCATCGATCGACTCAGACTGATTCGGAGTCGACCGAAGAAACTCGGCCACGTCGCGGGTCAGGACCGCGGAAGTTTCAATTTTGCGTCCAGAACTATGTTTGGGCTTGCGCCCGGAATTCGGCCGCTTTCCGCCGCGGTTTGTCACGATTTTTTCTCCGTTTTTCGAAACTCGATCACCCAGACCCAAGGATTCGCGGCCCACGATTCAGGGCCGTTAATCGATTCCCAGAGTTCGTGAAACCAGTCGCAAGGGTTTTGCCCGTAAGCGAGGTTTGAGTGCGGGCACCCCTCGGCCATTGCGTCGCCGCGGCTGATTTCGTTCAAACGCTCGACGCGGACGGCGGTGATCTCCAGCGTGATCCGGCTTGCCCATCGCGGCATGTGGATCGATGGCTTCCACTTTACATCCGGGAATAAATGCGAATCTGTTGAACGAAAATGCGTCACGGCTGGCCTTCCAAATTCATCCCTTGGCCCATTTCCAAGAGGCGCAAGACGAAAAGCTTCTCGCACCCAAAGCCGATCGCCGGGTTTGCCGTATGGTGCTCGCCAATACGTTCCGCGCTCGTCCTGGAAGCCCCACCCTACTATCTGGTTGTCGTGGTTTTCGAGTTCGTATGGTGCGCGATTGCTTAACTGCCCACCGTGCAGTTCGTCGATCCACTCAGGCGGCTGCGGCTTAACTACCCGCCGCGTCTGCGTCTTTCGTCCGTCGAGGATCGCCCGGACCATTGGCCCGAAAAACAAAATCGGACGTTCTTTCGGTTTGTTCATGCTGTCACCTGTGCAACGTAGCAGCGCCGGCCGTCAACCAAGATATGTCCTTCGGAGCCAGCGTTTGCCGACTCGGCGGCTTCGTCATCCGTCGCCGGACGGATCACCAAGGCCGTTTCCGAATCATAGAGAGCAAGCCCGGCCGTAGCATTCAAGAGACGGGCCACCGACCCGCGGGCCGACCTGATCGAAGTCTCGCACGAATCCCACCCGGCCGCGGCCAGTTCGTCAGTTAGCTGGTCGATCGTCGCGGTCGAAATTTCGCTAAAAATAAACATCGTTTGGTTCCTGTTGTTGGTGAAGTGTGTAAGCCGGAGCCCATCCCGGCGTGAGGCGAATCGAAAGTCTAGGCAAAAAACTTGCTCGGCTTATCCATGTCTGTCGCTGCGTCCGAACTCATCCACCTATCGAACGCTTCCGCGTCGCGAGACTCAAGCTCACCCATAATCGCGCCGCGTACCGTCGGGATTGCCGCGTCTTTGTTGCCGTTTGTCAGTTCAAAGGCCTCGCAGAGCATTGCGGTTGTCATCGAGCCGACAAGGCTGTTCATTTTGAGTTGTGCGGTTGTCATTTTCGCTTCTCGCTTGCTTGTGTGAGGTTCTGTCGTTGTCGCGTTTGCGATGCCTGATCTTAATCGGCTGCCGTTTGATTGTCAAATAGCATTTCAAAGAAAAATCCCCCGGATTTTTAGGCCGGGGGATTTGGTGTCGATTAGTTCACTAATTACCGTCGCTTCGCACACGTCGGGCCGATCCCGCTCTTGATCGACTCGGGAGTCGTCAGCACCCGGTTGCATCGGCGGCATCGGCCTTCGTAGTGGTAAACCAGCCCGATCGACTTGAAGTGTTCAACCTTCTGCAGAACGCGAACCAGGGCGTGGTACTGCTCGGTCTGGTATCGACGCCAGAGGATCACCCGGCCGTCATCCTTGACGAATCCGATCCCAAGGTAGTCAGATCCGTTGTCCGCACCGATCAGGAGCGACAGGATCCGCTCGCCTGGGGCGAATCTTGCGTCCGCCGGCTGCGTTTCAATCCGGAACGTCCGGTGAGTCCCGCGGGCGGGGTTTTCGACAGTGATGATCCCGTTGTGGGTCTCGATCGCGAAGTGACTGACGACTTCGGCGAATTCGGCGGTTTCGGCGGTTTCGATTTCTGCGATCATGCTTTTCACGTTTGGGTTTTAGAGGGGAGAGAGGAAGGGGAAAAGCCGGAGCCTATCCCGGCGGGGGCGGGGGGGTGTCTATCGAATTACCTGCGGCTTTTTTTCTCCATAGCTCGCTGCCGCCTCTTTTGCGGCCCGCAAAGTGCGAAAACATTCGACTAGGCGTCCGTTAAGGCTCACCCACCAGTCATAGCATGGCGTCTGCGTGTCAAAGTTTCCGCTGCGCGGGTAATGTTGATTTAACGAAATCTTGCGTTCAATCTTGACCGTCATTGTCATTTTTGCGTTCCGTTGTTTGGGGTTAACTGTCTGACTCCCTAACTATAATCGACCGCCCTTTGATTGTCAAATAGCAAATCAAACATTTTTCCCGAAATACCTCCCGGCCCGCCTTTATTCAGCAAATCGGCCCGAAAGCCTTTGTTCTTCCGCTTTTCTTTCGGCTTTCACCCGCTCATATTCCGCTTTTACCGATCCCCCCGTCGCCTTCACACCACACACCGCACACCGCGTATCCGTCGTCCCGTTTGAGTAATGCTGTTCAGCCAGCATCGACGACCAGCACCTAACGCAAACCGGCTCGAAACACTGGAGCCAGTTCCGGCCAGTCTCCCAGATGATCGCGGGGACGCTGCCAGGGGTGGTTTCTCTGCTCGTTGTTGGCTCGGGCGTCGGATCGGACGGGATTTCAGCCAGGATAGGTTCCTCGGTCGCGTCCTGGGGCCGTTTTTCGCGGCCTAGCGTGATCGGCAGGGCGTCCGGTCCGCGGTCGATCGCTGCCAGGGTGAGTTCGTCGTCCGGGGTCAGGATCGGCGACGATCCGGCCTGGGTCGGTTTCGCGTCCGGTTTCGCGGCTGGTTCGAACCGCTTGAAGTTTGGGAAAAGACTCATCGAAAACCTTTAAGGGAAAACTGCTAAGGGAAAAGTGCAAAAATCTCGTGCTCGTGTGCGCGTTTTTGCGCAGGAAGCTCAGCTACTAGCTATTTTAGGCCAAAACACCAAAAACGGCCAAAAGGCTCCCTGACACTCTTTCCTCAGCAATATCGAGCACACGAGCACAGAATTTCTTAGAATAATCAATTGAAAATCAAAAAGTATCATATTTACGGGCATTTTAGCGTTTTTTCGTCCGGTAGTCAATCAAAAACTTTTGTGCTCGTTTTTTTTGCATCGAGCACGTGCGAGCACAATCGAGCACAAAATTCCTTCGCCCGGCCGCCAGGATCGGGTTTTTTCTTCATCTGAAAAACTATTGCCGTTTCAAGCGTCCAAAAACTCAACTTTTTCGCTTCGGTCGTAAATAAAATCGACTCAGACCGCCTGGCCGGTCAAAATCTGTGCTCGTTCTGTGCTCGTTTGTGCTCGATCGACCAATTTTGCGAGCACACGAATAGCGGCGGAAATCTTCACTTTATTTGTTTTTCTGTTACCGCTTGAACACTAAACAAAAACCCGGCGGACAAATCAATTTTGTCCGCCGGGCTCGGTTTTGTCCGTCGTGTTTGCCTTCAATCAGGAATAGCTTGCCCGGTGAATGACCGGCCACGAAAAGAAAGCTGTGTCTATGCCGTGCTCATCGAATTCGATCCGAAGTTCGTCCGGCCCGTAAAAATCACGAAGCCTTTCCGGATCGAATCGAAGCATGTCCGCGGCGATCATATATCCCTGTTCGTGCTCGAATATCCTCCGCCTCTCAAACTCGAACCAGTGATCAAACTCGTCGAGGATCCGGAACGGGTTCTTGCCGATATAGCGATTCCAGCGACGTTCACGAAATTTTTGAAATCGGCTCATTCCTGGGTAACCTCCTGCGGTTCCTCGATGAACTCAGTCCCGTACTCAGAACCGAACGCATGGGGCCAGTGATCCCACTTGACCCAATGACCCTCCGGGCAATTGTGGCCGGTAACGACCCCGCCGTCGTCTTTTTCGGCGTAAATGCAAGGCGGGCAATCGCCGGAAGCTGATCCGTATATACTTTTCACAAAGCGGATCCGCGTGCCGACTGGTAGTTGCTTTGTGTCGCTCATCCCGCCCCCCCCAGCCATTTTGCATTGACCATATCTTCCAGCCGCTTGGCCTTCGCTATCTCTTCCGGCGTTAGCAGTCCAGCCGCTTTGATTTCCTCTTTGGTTGCCGGTCGGCATTGTCTCCAGCTTGCCGCGCCCCTTCCGTCGACCTTTGAAGTAATAAAATAATCGCCTTCGATTGCCACAAGTTTCTGGGGTCCGTGCTCAGCGTATTCATCGCTATCACGAACCATAACCAACCGACGATTTTTCACGTCATCCTCGGTCAATTTCGGCTCGACATATGGGAAACCATCTGTCGTGTTGTTTTCAATAATGCGATTCAAAACCGAAATCACGCAATCAACATCAACACCGCCGTTTTTCAGACTCAAAAGTCCTCCACAAATAGACCTTGCGTAGCTTATTTCGTCTTGCGTCAATCTTCTCTGTCCCATCGTCTCACCCCTCTACTAATTGAAAAGAATCCCCACCGTCCAAAAGCTCGATCATGTACGGTTCGGCCATCCCGGCCCTAACCATTGCGTCATTGATCGAATTTCCATGCGGGTCGAACAGGAAAGCGATATACCGGCCGAATGTACGCTTCTGCTTCCGCAGGATCGGTTCCGGCGTCTTGTTCTGGATTGTTCGAATCCAAATATATGTCCAAAAGCCAATCAGAAAATCAAGCTCGTCTTGAGCGGTCTTGCCGGCAAGTATCGTTTCCCCTTTCATTTCCGGGGCGTTGATGCTTGCCAGCCTTACCGAAGCCCGGACCAGCGAGTCCATTGTTAGCTCGATCGCTCCTTGAATCGTGTCGCCGTCAACTGCCGAAACTGACCCCTTGGGCTGCAAGTACCAAAACCGATCAGGCCGAAAGATAGGCAGTTCCCTAGACGGAACCACCCCTGGCGGCATGTCCGACTGCCTAGCGTACTGTTGGGCGTGCAGCATCGCCGACGCCGATCCGACCTGAAACTCTTCCCCGCCGGAAATTACCCTAATTTCTCGCATTTCTGCCTCCTTAGAACGTCCTCAATCTTGCTCGACACCGTATTAAGCTTTTTTACGAATTCAAGAAAATCAGCCCGATCCCCCTCATTAACGACTTTGCGACCCGCTGTCGCGATTACGTCGAGTTCGTAAACCGCGGCACTCAAATCGGCTTGATCCCGTTCGGTAAACAATCCCGTAACGTTTATATTTTCAACGGATGACACGAACGCCACCCATGAATTGTCCGCCGACATCACCGACGAAAAATACGGGTATTTCCGCGGCATTTCCGACACTAATTCTGCCATTTCAAAACCTCTTCATCTCTTTTTCTATCACTGGTTTCAAGCTTAACCCGATCCACTCACGCCAAAAGTAATCGCCATCCCGGCCTCTAGCGACTTCAATCTTCGGGACAATCGACCGAACCCGTTTTGCGAATGCCTGCCGTGTCGATCGGTCGACTAGATCATTCGATCGGCACCAGTTTTGATAAGCTTCAAAACAGTCCGCCGCATTGACTTTGCCGCCTTCCTGGCAACATTCCCAAACAAAAGCCGATACCGGGGAAGTCTCAATTCGCATCCAGTTAACCGAATCGGTCCCCGATTTCGGCTGCTTGATCTTCCCATTCTTTTCGGAGTAGAGCCGATGGCGCCCCAAAATCGCCCAGTTAAGTATCCCCGACAATTCCGACTGAATCCGCATTTCGACCCGCGGATCTTCTTTCCCTGCGTGAGTCTTATTCATGACCAAGATGATAATTCGGTTCAAGATCGCGTCGGATGAATCCTTGAACAGCGGGATTTCGTTACTGAACAACATAAACCGAATCGGCAGATTTACCCCCGATAGACTCGGCTTGTACTTCCTTTCAATCTCCTGGGGATCTTCCCCGACGATCGACAAGACACGTTCGGTCAGGACCGTGTAATCGATCCGGTCGCCGATTCGAGCATCGGGGATAACTGCCAGCGATTTCCCAATCAGCGACGCAAGGCCGAATTGACCCGATAGCGTGGTCGGGGTCGGGCTAGCGACGGACGAATGACCGATCATCGCTTTGACAAGCCGCATGATCGTACCCTTGCCTGACCGGGATTTTCCGATCACACACAAGAACCGTTGCATACTTGTATCTTGGGTTAGCAAGTAGCCAAACCACTCCTGGAGGGCGTCTATTGCTTCCTGGTCGCCCTCGAATTGCTCCCAGAGCCATTCTTGCCAATAAAGACATTGGGCTTCGGGGTCGAAGTCGTAATCCAGCTTCAGGGCCGAAAACCATTCGTGATTGTGCGGCCGAAGCGATCCGGCTAGATCGCCCGACAGTACCGCGTCGAGGTCGAGCAGTCCGTTTCGCATCGACACCCAATTCCGCCGCCGCCTGTCCGATAGGTGCGACGGCATTTCGACCGATCCGGACAATGCGACAAGCGATTTCATCGCGGTCACGACATCGCGGATCAGCCGGGTCGATACGTTTCGAACCTTCTTGGGCTTTTGCGGCTCCCCGGTTTCAAGTTCCTTCCTGGCCCGTTCTTCCTCCTGGATTCGCCACAATCGCTCGAATTCGGCCCGAATCACCTTGAATAGCTTGGCCTGTAGGTCGCTGTCGCTGATCGGCGACCATAGGCCAGACTTCCACTTCCAAAATTCGTCCCGCCAAAAAACCAACTTTCCGCCGGCAAACTCCGAGTAAAATTGCAAATTTAGCCGGGCAAGCCGGGTGTGGTCGTCGTCCGATTCGTCGATATCTACGCTGCCAGGGGTGAATTCTCTCGGCCCCTCTGGTATCGCTGCGATCGCGGTTTCGGCCGTCTGAATTCTGACCGGACCGTCGATTTCCGCCGGTTGCTGAATCTGGCCCGATCGACCAATCGCAAGCAATCGAGCGTATATCTCCTGGTCGTCGAGTCCTTCGAGTCGCTGATCGGCGATCCAGTCCCGAACGTCTTTCCCGTCCGTCGGGGCGATTGGATAAGGGAGAATCGCATTCCGAACCGTCTTCGCAAATTTCGCGATCACCGGCCCCCATCCCGGCCGCTTCCCGCCGTTCGGCTTGCTCACCCAGGTCGCGCCGTCCTGTCCGGGCACGTCGCAATCGTGAATCACGATCACTTCGTCGGCACCCGCAAATCGCGAGCAATATTCGACCGCTTCGGGCTTGGTCGCGTTTTCGGTCGATCCGTAAATGTTGGTCGTGACGATATGCCGCGGCCGCCGATCTTCGGGGAACGAGAAAATCAACGAACGGATCGCCGCGGCGTCTGGGAAACCCTCGCACTTCCAAATCAATTCCGCCGGCTCTGACGGATCAAAGATAAAGCCAAAGCTCATTTTTGCCGCTCCAATAAACACCGGCAAATTGCAAACCCGAAAAGCTCTATCACCAAATAAGGCCAAATAGCGGCAAGAGCAATCGCCATGAACATGTTTATGTCGCTATTTTTTGAATACTTTTTAATGGCAAAGCAAAGCTCAAAGGCGATAAACAAATAGAAGTAAAGTAATAATTCCACAGATGAGACTGACATCACTTCACCAGTCTATTTTGACCTGAAAAACAAAAGCTTGACCGCGGCCGATAAAATCGCCACGATCGCGATTAGCACCGTCGCCGGCCAAAAAGTCGCGAGTAAAACCGTTGAAACAAGGCCGATTCGTCCGCCGCGCGGAGAATCAAGAGCCCAGAAAAACAAACAGCCGACTACCCAGTAAATCGCACTCAGAATTGGCATTGTCTTCCCCTTGCGTTAGAGTTGCGGCCGGTTAATCTATCGGCCGCACCGTCCACAATCAACCACATTATCCACAATGTCCACAACTCGACAACGCGAAAAAAATTTAACCCTTTGCCGCCCAAAGACTTGCGACACAATATTTTTTTCTTGTCCGATTTTCTGCTTGTCGGTACCGATACCCGTTGCTAGATTTTCCGCGTCAACACTATCCACAGCGTCAACAGATGGCTCAATACCTTAAATCGAAATGTCTCACCCCTGGCTGTCGCCGGCCGTCACGGGCTCGCGGTTGCTGCGAATCGTGCTACCGGTCGCACCTGCGGGCCGTTCGGTCGGGCAAAACGTCCTGGCGTCGACTGATCGCGGAAGGGCTGGCTAGGGGTTGTGATCGAGTCTTGGCGCTGCGGGCTCGAATTGCCGCGGGGGTCCAGAAATGATGACGGAATTTTGTACGATCCTGCCGATGGCTCAGTCGGTTGTCCGCGGGGTCCATCTTTTAGAAACAAAGACTTTTCAATACCCCGTCACTGTTGCGTTTCTAGGATCGATGGCAGGCGAGTTTTCTCCGCATTCGGCATGGATTATACCGGCCAGCAAAAATGTGATTGCGGGCTACATTGCGATTACCCGCGGGTTTGGAATTGATGGTAAGCCGGTCGTCTCGATTAACTCGATAGCGGTTGACAAGCCTTACCGCCGCAACGAAATCGGCGCGTCGCTTGTGGGTTTTGTGGTCGGAAGGGCGGCCGGTGGCGTGCGGGTTACCGCGACGGTTCCGGATTGTTCGGCCGGCGCTCAACAGTTTTTCAAGGCTTGCGGCTTTACTTGTGTCGCTATTTTGCGCAATTGCTACGACGAGGGCGGAGACGGGCTGTTGTTCCTCTACCCTGGCAGTCAAGAACCACAGCCGAGGTTTTCCGGATCGGTCAATTGTGATTCTCCGATCAGGCTCCGTTCCCGCATAGAATTTAAGGGTCGCCCATGACTTCCGCACCGATTATTTTCGACATTGAAACCGGCCCGCTTCCAGTCGATGCGCTCAAGACGATTTTGCCGCCGTTTGATCCGTCGTCGCTGGGAAAGCATCCAGGGGTGTTTGATCCCGCGTCGGTCAAGCTGGGGAACGTGAAGGATCCGGCCAAAATCGAAGCCAAGATTGCCGAATCGGCCGCGAAGCACGCCGCCGAGGTCGCTGATTACGAAAAGCGACTGGCCGAGGGCGAGCCTACACACTGGCAGAGAATCGTCGATTCTGCGGCATTGTCCGCCGTGACCGGCGAAGTCCTGGCGATCGGGTTGTCGGGAAAAACTGATCAAATCATTTACCAAGACGCTGAAGCCGGAATTGATGAGACAGTTCTGATCGAGCGCTGGTGGAAGATTTACCGCGACGCGCGAGGATCACAGCGAAAGCTTGTCGGGTGGAATTCGAAAAACTTCGACGTTCAGTTCCTCGTCCAGCGATCATTCATCTTGGGGGTCGCCGTCCCCGATTCGATTTTGACCCCGACCGGTTATCTCAATCCGATATTTGTCGATCTTCGCGAAATCTGGTTGTCCGGGAATAAATTTGGAGCACAGCCAGGGATGACGACGCTAGACACCGTGGGCCGAGCCTTGGGGTTTGGCGGAAAAATGGAGGGCGTCACCGGTGCCGATTTTGCTCGATTGTTTAGCAATCCCGAAACCCGGTCGCAAGCCATTGAGTATTTACAAGGCGATATCGCCCTGACCCGTGCAATCGCCGAGCGTTTCGGCGTCGCTTAGTTGTTAGTTTGGAGCATGAGAGCATGAAAAGTTACGTTGAACTCGCCGGCAACATGCCGGCAATTGAAACCCTCGGCAAGTGGATCGCAGCTTCCGGGATGTTTGGAACGCTAACTTTGGCCCAAGGCCAAGTGATCGCGGCCCATTGCTTTATCACCGAAACCCCCCTGCTGGACTATCAGCGCCGTAACATGCTGGTCGGCAATCGGCCGGGAATTCCCTATGACGCAATGGTCGCCGCGTTTCAAGAGGGTGGCGGGTCGCTAAAAGTTGTCGAAAAGTCGGCAAATGCTGCCAGGGTAGAGCTAACCGTTGGTGGGGTGACGACGCCATTCGCGCTGACCTGGGACGAAGCCAAGCGAGAGCCGTTTGTTTATGGCGAAAAGGGGACGACCGAAAAAGAAATCGTACAGATGATTCGGGCCGAAAAATGGGCCGAACTTGAGAAGATCATGAAGCCGAAATATGCTTCGCCTCGATCCCGTGCTATCATGCTATGGGCTCGGTGTATTTCCGATGCGATCCGCACGGTTGATCCGAAGGCGAATTTCGGGACGTACACCGAAGAAGAACTCGAAGATATTCCGTCTTCAACACCTGCACCCACCGCACCCGCGGCGGCCTCTACTACGCAGCCGGTTCACCCTCCGGCGCCGCCGCGGGTGCCTTTATCCACTGTCTCGACGCCGCCGGCGCAGGCTGAGCCGGAAGTCATGCGCCCGGTTCTGCCGGCGGCCGTCGAGATGATCGAAGCCCCGGTTTCTGAGCGAATTGACGGTCCGGCAAGCGAAGAACAGCGGGTCCGATGCCTCGAATTGCTGGCCGAAATCGAGCCCGCGTTTCCTGGGATCAAGGCTAAGCTAGCCGAAAAGCTCAAGTCGGCTGGCATCCAGGGAGGAATTCGGGGATTGTCGGTCGCCGAGGCTGGCTCGCTTGTCAAATCGCTGGAAAATCGAGCTATAGACGCATTTTTTACGCTTGATCTAAAGGGGCACTATCAGCCCCCTTTCGACGCAAAGTAGGCGCGGATCTGTTCCGCGATTGTTCGCCCCATGTCGCGAACTTGGTTGATCGGTTTGGAGCCGAGCGGGTATGGGCCGCCGGTATTGAAGTTCTTGGTTGTCCGCCTACCTGGGCACCTGATGGTTTTGAAATCCTCACACTTGCAGAAAGGTTAAAAAATGGCAAAGCGTAGCCTCACGACTCCCACCGCTGACGACCTCGCAGATAGCGGACGCCTCGACGTTCCGGGCGTGTATCACGTTCTAGTGAAGTCGGTCAAAGATATGGAGCGAATCAACGGTGAAGCCGGCGAAGGCTTTACCGTTGAACTTCAAGTCCTGGCCGGTCCGCAGCAGGACAAGACAATCAAACAATGGTTCTCCGACGGCCAGCCATCGGACCGAGACGGCGGCGAATTCGCACGCAAACGGCAGACGGTTTTCTTGATAGCTGCTAACGTGATTACCCCGGTTCAATTGAACGGCGAAGCGGTCGAGTTTGATCCGGAAGAGGCGAGCGGATCGCAATTGGTCGTGAAATTCAAGTCGAACGAATACACGAACAAAAAAGGCGAAAAGGCTACCTCGATCGAAGTTGCCTATCTCGACATTTTTCACGTTGACGACCCGCGAAAACCCGCTTGCGATATTAACGCCGGCGCGTTGAACCTGATCGACAAAAAGCTTCGCCGGGACGCGACGTTTTTTGCCCCGCTTGCGTCTTCGTCGAGCCGATCGTCTAAGCCGGCACCCCCGGCCCAAACGTTCGATTCGTCGGACCTATAGCGGCCCGTCCTCACCGTCTTAGCGCCGCCGGGGAGCAAGTGAGGGCTCCCGCCGTGTTCATGCTCCCACGGCACCGGCGGCGCGTTTTTCCCAGCCAATACAAGGCTAGGCGGTTGGACCTCCGAAAAGCCGTCGCGTTCCGTTCGTTAAGCCAGCGCGGCGGCCTGCCTTTTTATGGATTAAATGCGATGCCGCTTAGAGATTACCAGACAAAGCCGAAGGGTGACGAAATCCGAATTCGATTGGACAGCGGCGCCAACATCCAAAGCGAAAATTGGGAAATAGTCTTGCCTCCCGATCTTGGTTTTGACACCAAGGCCGACTGGGACGCTGCCAGCGAAGACGAAAAGCTCAAGGCTGTTCAAGAGTATTTTTATGGCAATGGTTACCCCGATTGGTCATGGGATGACGAAAGCACCGCAAAATAGGAATTTTTTACGATGGACCTCAACGGACCAATTAACGTTCAGCAATTTCAGGACCGGGCCGCGAACACCGTTGACGACCTTCTAAGTCTTCAAGGGCCGAACGGCGCGTCGGCGGTCGATCGGATTCAAATTGAGGTTCGAAAACTGGTTGAGGCCCGCAAGTCGGGAGACCTGCCCGGCGCCGTCGCTTCGTCGGCTCTGATCACCGTTTTTTTATCGTCGGTTTTGCACGATTGCGGGTTCGAGCTAGAACGGGCGATGGCGATGGGGTTGTGGGCGGTCGAACACGAAATCGCGTTTCTAAATCGAGACGATGCGCCGCTATCTAATCGAATTCGGATGCCGAAGGGATGAAGCCGCACTTTGAAAGCGAATCGGCGACCATCTATTACGGCGATCGTCTGGACGTGTTGCGTTCGATTCCGGATTGCAGCGTCGACTCCGTTGTCACCGATCCGCCTTACGGATTAAGGTTTATGAATAAGCGTTGGGATTGCGACGTTCCACCTGTTGAAGTTTGGCAAGAGTGCTTGCGAGTACTCAAGCCTGGCGGACACTTGCTCGCCTTTGCCGGTACGCGCACCCAGCACCGAATGGCGGTGCGGATCGAGGATGCAGGATTTGAGATCCGCGACATGATCGCTTGGGTCTATGGGTCGGGCTTCCCTAAGTCGCTAGACGTGTCAAAAGCGATCGACAAGGCTGCGGGGGAATTGCGGGAGGTGGTTGGTATTTCTTCAGTGACAGGTGCTCGACAGTCACGAACCATGGACGACGGCAACAAGGGAACGCGACGCACCTACCAGAACGATGAGCCGGTCGTGAACAACATCACAGCTCCCGCCACCGACGCCGCCCGCCAGTGGTCCGGCTGGGGAACCGCCCTCAAACCGTCGCTAGAGCCGATCACCGTAGCCCGCAAGCCGCTTATCGGCACGGTAGCCGAGAATGTGTTGGCGCATGGCACGGGGGCGATCAATGTCGATGGGTGCAGGGTGGGGATTGACGCTTCCGACAATGATTATCGGAAAAATTGCTCCGGCGATCGCGGCCACGAAGGAACAAGGAACAAATCAGAAACGGGATTCACCAGCATCAGAACCGGCGGCGGATCGTCTTCATTTGGCCGATGGCCAGCAAACCTAATACACGACGGCAGCGACGAGGTTTTATCCTGCTTCCCGCAGTCAAACGGCCAGCAGGGCGACGTGACCGGAAGCGAGCCGAGCCACACGGGGACGGCAAACTGCTACGGCGAATATGGGCGAGTCCCGGCAATGAAGCGGGGCGATTCCGGGTCAGCCGCTCGATTCTTTTATTGCTCAAAGGCCAGCAATAAAGACCGAAACGACGGAATGGACGGGGCGGAAGATAAAGTCCTGGCGAGATCAAATCAGGCACAGGCAGAAGCTTCCAGGGGAAGTGCCGTTGATAAGTCCAGCGGGGCGTACAACAAACCTGGAATCCGGAAAAATAATCATCCGACTGTAAAGCCGACGGATCTGATGCGTTATTTATGCCGACTCGTAACTCCCCCTGGCGGCATCGTAATCGATCCGCACATGGGATCGGGATCGACCGGCCGCGGTGCGATTCTCGAAGGGTTTCGGTTTATCGGAATCGACAACGAATTCCCGTATTGTGAAATTGCGATCAGAAGGATTCTTGCTTCGGTCAAGGAAAGGCGGTCGAAGCTGTTTTGATGAACCGCAAGCAAGGTTTAACCAAGAAAAACCAATGACCAATAAATTGAACCAGTCCGACAAAGCCGTCCTGTCGCTGCTCGAAGCCGGAAACGGCGCATTCGTAACTTGCGAATCCGGGCCGGTGGGTCGGGCAAGAGTCGTCGTGAGGTTTCCGAGTGTTGAGCACGCTCAAGCATTCCATCGAGCGTTGATCAAATGCGGCGACGCTGCCAGGACATTGATACAAGACGAGATTCGAGAGCAGGAGAAAGTGTCGATGGCAACTCCGATTGTTTACAGGGTGCAGTCGGAAGACGGCGCAGAATACGACATTCCCTGATCGGAATTACTTGCTAACCTATCACCCCGCCGAATGCGTAAAACGGCAGCCCCGCAACACCCGAACCCCAGGACAGTCCGATGAGCACCCTCGAAATAATCGCCCGCTACCAAGGCGAGCGCATGCGCTGGCCGATCGACGACCCGGAATCTCCGGGAGACTTTACTTTGATCGGTCTGGCGGCCGTCTGCGAACAATCGCGCGAAATCTGCAAATCCGCCGGGATCGACACCGATGAACCGGTCACGATTAAAGGGATCGCAAACGACGAAGAATTGGAGCGAAACGGCTCTTACCGTTTTTTTGGCTCGTTTTCGTATTACACAAATCGCCGGACCGGCGACCGTGAAAAACAATTTCATTTTCGATCGTTCACCCGCCACGTCCCGCACGATCCGGACGGGCTGGCCGACTATCTGACCGCGGCGGGGAAGGGTAACGGGATCGGACACCGAAAGGCGATGGCGTTAGTCAGGGCGTTTGGGTGCGAGTCGGTTCTGTCGAAATGCAAAGACGATATTCGCGCGGTAATGGCAGAGACTGGGATCAAGGAAGAACAGGCGAAAGCGTTTGCCGAACTACTCAGAGCCCGCCAAGCGACCGAGAACTCCACCCTGGAAGTGGAACGGATCTTAGCAAAGAAGAAATTCCCCCGCGCCCTAACCCGCAAGTTGATAAAGACCTGGGGCGCCGAAGCCCCGCAGCGAATTCATGACGACCCATTTTCGTTGATGCAGTTTCGCGGCGTCGGGTTCTTGTTGGCCGATCGCCTCTGGGTCGATTTAGGCAAAGACCCCGCAGCAATTCGCCGACAGTCCGCGTATATCTGGCATGAGGTCCACACGTCGCGGGACGGCCACACGTGGCACGACGTAGAGGCGATCGCCGCGAAACTCCGTCGAGCGATCGGCGCAAAGGCCAGCCCCCGCGACGCCATACTTTTCGGGAAAGAAATCTTCGCGAAATCACCGAAGGAGTTTGGGGCAATTGCGACTGCCAGGAGTGATTCAAGCGGCCGATACGATCCGAAGGGCGGGAAAGTCTGGGTTGCTGACGGAAAAGACGAAGAATCGGAACGGTGGGTCGCTGAATTGGTTTCAGCCGCGGTAACGGAAGTCCGGCCGGTTTACTACTATCGCCAGGACGATCCTCAGCCGACGGCGGCGAAAATACTCGATTCGGCGCGTTGCCAGCGATGTTATCGGCCGCTTACCGCCCCCGAAATTCACGTCCTTCATGGCCGACCGTATGGCCCGACGTGCATCACGCACGTTGACCCGAAAGGGACCGCGGAAATCGTCACCCAAGAAGAATGGAACGAACGAAACGAGATCGGGTCGCAAGAAGTCTCGCCGGCGAAGCTGGTCAGCGTCCCCGAAGTTTCGCTCTGGCCGGACGAATCGGAAATCGAAGGGATAAGCGATCATCAGCGGGAGCAAATCGGCAAGTCGCTGACTGCCAGGGTGGGTTTACTCGGGGGCTCACCGGGGACCGGAAAAACGTACACGATTGCCGCACTAATCAAGGCGATTGCAAAAAGCGGCCGGGTGCCGCTCGACCAAATCGCGATCGGGGCGCCGACCGGGAAAGCCGCCGTCCGATTGACCGAATCCCTGCACGCTTGCGGACTCAGCGTCTACGCTCGGACGTGGCATTCCCTCCTGGGAGTCGCGAAGGCCGGCGACGGCGAATCGGAAGAATGGGGTTTCGTTCACGGGCTCAAACAGCCGTGGAGCTATCGAGTCATAATCGGCGATGAGACTTCGATGGTCCCTGCCGGTTTGATGGCGTCGATTCTCAAAGCCCGGCCGAACGGCTGCCACGCTCTTTTCGTGGGCGACGCAAATCAACTCGCCCCCGTTGGGGTCGGCGCCCCGTTCCGAGATTTCATCGGGGCCGGGCTGGCTTACGGTGAACTCCGCGAAATTAAGCGCAATTCCGGCGGGATTGTCGAAGCCTGCGCCGATATTCGCGACCAGCGACCGTGGGCCGCGAATTACTGCGACCCCGGCCAGAATCTTTGGATCACCGGTGACCGAACACCGGCAAGTCAAATCGCAAGGATTCTATCTTTGATCGAAAGCTGCCCTGGTGATCCGGTTTGGGATTGCCAAGTTTTAACCGCAGTCAACCAGCGGTCGGAGCTATCGCGCGAAGTTTTAAATCATATCCTTCAGGATCGTCTAAACCCGAATCCGCCGGTCGAAGGAACCGACTTTAGAATCGGCGATAAAGTCGTCTGTCTTTCGAACGGCGGATACGATCCGACCGACGACACCGAATCAGAGGGCCAAATCTACGTTGCCAACGGCGAGATCGGCCGGGTTCGTGAAATCATGCCGGGCCGGATGATCGTAACGCTCGAATCCGGCGAGCGAGATAAATCGATCGTCGTTTTACGCGGACCGAAGAATACCGAAGGTGACGCGACCAACGGTTGCCCGTGGGATCTTGCTTACGCGATGAGCGTACACAAGTACCAAGGGAGCGAACAAAAGACGGTTATCGGAGTTTTGGATAACTATTTCGGCGCGAAGATGCTCTGCGATCGGGCGTGGATTTACACGCTAATCAGCCGGGCCAAGCACTTTTGCCAGTTGGTCGGAACAAAGGAAACCGCCGAGTTATTTTGCAAAGTATCGCGAATGCACCTGCGAAAAACGTTTCTTGCCGATCGCATTCGCGAAAAACTCTACTCACACGACGCGGAGGGGTTGTAATGCAAATCTACGCTTTGAACGGCTACCTTTATCCGATCGAGCCGCGGCTAAAACCCGCCCTGGCGGATTACGTTGTGCAATTTCCATATCACGCAAACTGGACCCCAAGACGGGCAGAGGCATTATCGGCGACGATTCGGAGCCCCTGCATCCTGATCGGATTTTCCGACGGGGCCGACGCGGCGGCTAGGATCGCGAAATCGAACCAGAATGTTAAAGCCCTGTTTTTTCACTCTGGATTAGACAGCGGGTTAAAACTCCCCGATTCGGTCGATTTTGTCGCGTATCGAACGACCGGCGATCGTACACCGACCTACCAGCAAACCAAGCGGTTTTACTGGCGGCAGAGAGACGGGGCGATGGTCGAACTTGCTCCCGTTGAGTTTGACAATCCGACCCGATTTGAGCGGACGTTCTTGAATCCGCTTGGCCATCAGTTTCACAACGCGATCCCGCATTTAGTTTCGGCGATCGGGGAGGTCATGAAAAAATGGTCCTAGACTCGAAATTCAAAATTCTGGTTGACCATTTTGGGATTCTTGATCCCGAAGATTGGCAGGCGATCCGGCCGGCGGAAATATCGGCCGTTCCGTCTATCGGTCCATCGACGCTGAATCATCTTCGAGTGATGCTGGCGAACCGAGGGCTAACCCTCCTGGGGGATCGGACCCCCGAACACTGGCAAGCGGAACTTGGACTGAAACGAGGGGCGACGGAGATATCGCAAACCGATAATGCGATCGCTTCGGAGTTTCGAATTTTGATCGACACAAGAGAACAAAATCCGTTCACCTTTGCAGGAATTAAGGCCGACGCCCGCCAGGGTGGAAAACCCATCCTGGTAGCTACAGAGCGGGCTACGCTTGGCGAATCACACGGGGATTACACCGTTCCCGAACTGATCGACTACTGCCACGTCGAGCGGAAAAGCCGCGAGGACGCATGGGGGACGGTACTCGGTTGGGGTGATCGCCGGGAAGCATTTCAGCGGACGCTTGAGTATTTAGCAGAGATCCCGGTTGGGCTCGTCGTCGTTGAAGCGACGTGGGGCGATTGCCTAAATAACATGCCCGAACACGGCACCCGTACAAAATCTAGTAACCAGAAGATTTTCAATCGGCAAGTGTTAGCATGGGGCCAAGATTACGGCGTCCAGTGGCATTTTTTTGACGATAGACGACTGGCCGAAGTCAATACGTTTCGAATCCTCGAACGACAATGGAGGAAGCAAAAAGAAGCACAGAAAAGAGCACAAAAAGAAGCAAGCGAAACCGATTACGAACTATAGACCGAATCCCTCACACAAAAGCCCAAACGATGAAACGAACGTTACAGCCAGGAAAGATTGTCAAGTCACAAGCCCCGCAAGTGGAGCCGGCCGCCGAAGCGAAACCCGAAGCAAAGCCCGAAGCGAATACCAAACCGGCGGCCGTCGGCGTCAATTTCTTAGACGAAATCTACAGCGATCAGAAGTTGATTTTGAGCCTGCAAACGAAGATAGCCGGGTTGGTTGAGCAGATCGAAACCACGAAAACCCAGTTATCAGAGGCAATGACGAAACAGGCCCGATTCCTTCGCTCTCTTCCAGCCGCGGTAATTGCGGCTCACGAAGGCCGAAGCGTCGAGGACGTTCAGCAGGAGATCGACGGCGCGGTGATGGATGGCGCCAGAAGTCGACATCCAGAAGCGGTCATTTATCGCGGTGTAACGATCAGGGGCGAGGGATCGATAATCGGCACGGCGATAGAATCCGGCGAACCCGATGAACTCATCAAGATTGCCATCCCGCCGCCGATCGTCGTTACCGAATCGGAACCTGCCGGCGGGCCAGTTGTCGCCAAACCGGCGGCCGATACCGCGATCGTCAGCAGCACCGAACCCCACCCGGAAGGCTGGAACGAAATTCCGACGCAATCGATTCTAGCCGATGTTCGCGGGTTAGGCCCGAATCGGATTGACTTCATTGTCGAGAAATTTCCGAAGCTTTCCGACCTGCACAACTCGCGAGTTTTGGCCGAGTCGCAAAGCCGATTTTGGTACAACGAATTTCCGAAGGGAACCGGAAAAAACATCGTCGCCCGAATTGCGGAATTGATGGACCAGCTTAAGGCCAAGCAGGATGAACCAGAGGCCGAGACCGCCGATGTTTTGATCGACGAATCGGCCGCGGAATCACCAAAGGCCGATTCCCCGCACGTCCGGCGGGTCAAATCGGTTTACAAGTCGGTTATGTCCGATCCGAGTTTTGAGTCACTTTCCGGCGGCGAAAGTGACCTGCCGTGGGTTGCCGGCTGGGATGCGGCGATCGATGGCTATGATTACACGCAATGTCCCGAGGAATTGGGGATTGCCGAGGTAACGGCATGGATCAAAGGGTGGGCGTGCTGGTATGAGCACGAAAAACCGAAGCTTGAATCGGTCGAAGCGGCCGAGCAAGGCAAGGTTACCGCGGAAGTTACCGACGAAGTTACCGCGGAGGTTACCAAACTGTTATTTGAACCGGTTGCCGAAGCCGATCCTGACCAAGACCTGATCGAACACCGGGCGTTTATCGTTCGGACGATGGGATGGCTTCGCGAAAATCAGGGAGAAATCGGGAAACGTTCGGCAAATGACCCTGCGTGGTGGGATCGTGGTTACGCGGCGTTTGCAAAGAACGAAAGCTTCTACACTTGCCCCGATGCTGAATTGCCGGGCTACGATTTCGAAATCGACGAAATCGACCAAATCGACTGGATCCGCGGGTGGGTTGCCGGGCAGATCGACCAAATCGACTGGATCCGCGGGCGGGTTGCCGGGCAGATGGAGCAAGCGGCTAAGGTCGATGAGGTTACCGATGAGGTTACCACGGAGGTTACCACGGAGGTTACCGACGAATCGCCGATACTGTCTTTTGATCAGAAGAAAGCGACCGCCTACAGCCAAGCGTCAAGCGATTTGTCACCGCGACGGCCGAAGGTCAGCAAAAAAGCCTACACCGACGGGTATTCGGCCGCACTTCGCGGTATCGAGTCGCCCGATCCGGCTCAATACGAGGATAGCGAATCGATCCCGCAGCTAGCGGATTGGTATCGTGGGTGGCTCGACGGTCGCGAGCTTGACGCGGACCTATAACCCGGCCAATCGGAGGTCGGGCTATGGCGAAGTATGAAATCAAAGCGCTCAAGGCCGCGGCCCTGGGCGCTTGGCCAGCGATCGTTGAGCGGGTCGGTGGGATATCCGACGACTACTTGGCGAATCGGCACGGCCCTTGCCCGCGGTGCGGCGGGAATACGCGGTTCCGGGTGTTCGAAGATTTTGACCAGACAGGCGGCGCGGTGTGCTCTCATTGCGGGAAATTCGGCGACGGTATCGCGCTCGTCCAGTGGGCGACCGGCCAGAGCTTTTTACAAACGGTGGAAGCGATCGGGGATTTTCTGGGGGTCGCACCGGCAGGGAAGACTGCCAGGGGTGGTTCAACAAAGACGAAACCGGCCGAGACGGCTGGGAAATTGACGAAGGAACCGAAAAGGGAAGCGACAAAGGAAAAAGAGCCTGATGAAGCCCCGAAAACGGGCCAGGACGAGACGAAAGCCGATCCGATGCGGAATATCCAGTGGGTCGGATGGAATCACCCCCTGGTAGCATTCTGGTGTTTTAGAAAGGGGCTAGCGATTGAATCGCTTCCGGCGGGGTCGAGACTTTGCACCTATCGCAAGCGGTACACCTGCCTTGCGGTTCCGGCGAGGTCGATCGGTGGGGACGTGTGCGCGTGGTTGGTTTATGAGATCGGCGGGGGGCGTCTCCCGCATTTTGAAAAAGGGTCAAAAGAGGTAGCGGAATGGTTAAAAGTGAAAATAATCAAGGTGAAATTCGAAGGTTTGCAAATGTAGACGGATTTGATGAATGGCACGAATTCTCGGGATTAACTTATGTTGAAACCGCTAAAATGGCGGTTCGGAAAGAGCTTGAAAGGCTACGCTCCGACAGGGCGTGCATTTGGTTTTCTAACCTTCGCTTCAAAGGTTTTTCAACTTTCGTCCTTGTTCGCGATTATGACGAATTTGAATATCGCAGTATCAAGGTAACCGTCTCGCTCAAATTCGAGTTTTCTACTCGTCCACCGGAGGCGAACGAATGAATCTCGACATCGACGCCCCGTTTTTAAAGATCGGAAACGCAACGCTCAAACGGGTTGCGAACGACGACTTACTTACCGAATGGGAAGTATGGGAAGGAACCGAGGAAATCGGGGCGATCCACATTGTCGACGGAACGCTGTTGGCCAAGAAGGTTAATTCCTACGGCGACCTGCTTTACATGGTGACAGGATTGTCAGGTTGGCGACGAATCGACCCCGCATTTATGCGTGACCGGATCGTCGGCGGTCTAATCGCAATTTTTGCAGCGAACGGGATTTTGTGGCGTGAAAACCGATCGACGATTGACTCCACTTTTACAGCGGCGATTCAACCTTGAAAACTGAATCGTGATTCATTATTGTAAAATCGGATCGGTGGACTAGCGAGGATCAAGTCGCCCCGTGACCGGGGAAACGCAGGTTCGAATCCTGCCCGATCTATTGCCATTGTTTGGAATTGAAAAATGAACCTGAATGATTACGCGAAAGAATCCCACAAAGCTAACCGGCAATGGTGGATCGATATCAAAACCGGCCAGCCCATTCAACGAAATAAGGCCGAACAGCTTTGTCTGATCCACAGCGAAATCAGCGAGTGCCTGGAAGGCGTCCGCAAGGATCGGATGGACGATCATTTACCGAATCGAAAAATGGAAGAGGTCGAACTAGCGGACGCTCTGATTAGGATTTTCGACTACGCGGGCGGGCACGGGCTGGACCTGGAAGGGGCATATCGAGAAAAAAACGGCTTA